CGATATTCAAAACGAATGTCGCCGCCATCAGGGAGAATGGAAAATGTAGGGTTGTGACGAGCGGGTCCTTTTATAAGGACGCGTTCCTACAACCCTTCTCACATATGACGATAGCCGCTATCAAGACTCAAAGGAGTCTTAGACAGGGGCTATCGGCTGGAAGACTAGGATGGGCCTTCATCAGCAGAGTCGATCATCTCGACCCTGTTGATGGGCACGTCCTATTCGAAAAGAAGAAGAGGATCATGTCAGTGGACTGGGAAAAGGCCACTGACATTCCTCCTCACAAGAGCGCTCATGCTGTCACATCTCGTCTATTAGACAAGATGCGACTAAGCAAAGAGCTACGTGATACCCTTGACTGTATATGGCCCGGTTGTAAGGACCTATACGTCAAGGGAAAATATCTATGTCAAATGGTCAACGGGATCCCAATGGGAGATCCGCTGACCAAGACAAATATATCTCTAGCCCATCCAATCTGCGAAGCGTACGCGCACCGTAGAGTGGCGGATGTCAAGATAGTCCACGCCGGCAACGGTGATGATACAGTGATCATCGCCGCTGCCGACACGGACGAAATATGCGATAGGTGGTTCGAGGAGTACAATCGTGCGACTGTACAACTCGGCTACCGCCTATCACCACTAGACACCTTCGTGACAAGTACCTGGGGTACTTATTGCGAAGAGGTCTTCCACATACCTGTCGATCGATTCAACACTGTAAGAACAGCGTCGAAATTGAAAGACAATAGATATCTTCCATATCTAGACCATCCCAAGATGCGTCTAGTTATAGATACCAAGAAGGACCGAGCAGATTACTCTTCCGATATTACAGGAAAAGTAACTCTGCTTGGCAAAGATCAGCAATATGCCGAGCAGGGAGAAGAGGGTCACCTCTTCTCCGTTGCCTCGGCTATGCAAGACGTGTGTCTCGGAGTAAGATATGAGCAAAGGCCCATGTACTTACCCCGAGAAATCTTTAGTGTTGGCAAAATGCCAGCTTTCTGGAACACAGAAAGCTGGGCAAATGCCATATGGAGCATGCCCCAAAAGGTCGTGAACATCACTGTTCGCGCCCTTAAGGAGCTCATGGGAGACATTCCCACCAACTTGACGGAGCTAAGAGCTGTCAAGTCGGGGGAGCGTCACTTTTCTGGTGAGGCAGTCGCCGAGGTATTTACAATACCCGACGACGACCCCATCAAACAATTGGTTACAGTCCGAAGGGAGGATGCTAAAA